GTGAAGTCCGCGTAAGTGAAAGCGTCGCCCTTTTCGCCGGGGTTGCCCTTGGGGCCTTGCGCGCCCGTGTCGCCCTTCGCGCCGGGAGCGCCGTCGGCTCCGGCAGGGCCGGTATCGCCCTTGGGGCCTTGTGGGCCTGTATCACCTTTTGCACCGGGCGCACCAACTGCACCAGCGGGGCCCGTGTCGCCTTTCTCACCCTTCAGCGCCGCCAACTGCGTCGCTGTGAAATCCGAATAAGTGAACGCCGCGCCCTTCTCACCGGGGTCTCCCTTCGGGCCAGCAGGCCCCTGTGGGCCCGTCTCACCTTGCGGCCCTTGGGGGCCGGTATCACCCTGCGGCCCCTGTGCGCCGGTATCACCCTTTGCACCGGCAGGGCCAGTATCACCCTTGGGGCCTTTCAGCGCACCCACGTTCACCCATGCCGCCTTGTCCACATCCCACTGATACGCGGTGTTGCTGTCCGCCGTACCAACGAACCACGCGTCACCGGCGCTTCCTGTAGGGTGGGCTGCCTGCAAAGCCGCCAGCGTAGCATACAGTCCCTTTACCGTGTAGCTGTCGCCAGCAGGGCCAGTGTCTCCTTTGGGGCCGGTGGGGCCTTGTGCTCCGGTCTCCCCCTTGGGGCCAGCGGGGCCTTGTTCGCCCTGTGCACCCTTGTCACCTTTTTCACCTTTCAGCGCCGCCAGCTGCGCCACCGTAAAGTCTGCGTAAGTAAAGGCGTCGCCCTTCTCACCTTTTTCACCTGCGGGGCCGGTATCGCCTTTCGGCCCCTGTGCGCCCGTGTCACCTTTCGCGCCCTGCGCTCCTGCGGGGCCGCGCGGGCCTGTTGCGCCTGTGTCACCCTTGGGGCCTTGCGGGCCGGTATCGCCGACCACCTTGCCCAAATCCACCGTCTGGCCATCCGTCAGTGTCAGGATCAGATGACCGGTGTCCTCGTTGATATCCACCACCTGAAGCCCCCGCGAGATCGTGCCGTTCAGCCGTGCCTTGAACTGCGGGCTTAAAACCGCCTGAATATCGAGCCTCATTCCACCACCACCTTATTGCTGTGGGCAATCGTCGTGCGATACCCATGGGTAACATCCACGTCATAGGTGTACCTGCCTTTGGGGAACAGTGCCGTCACCGCCGCGTTAAAGTCCAGCGTCACCGTGTCCTTGCTGACGTTGGTAAAAGAAAATTCCTTCACCTCGTTCTCCCCTTTATCCCGAAACGTCACTTTTACCGTGTCCGCTGCATTCAGCGTCACCGCTTCCCCGTCCTGATCCGTCAGTCCAAGACCCAGATCCATGGTGAAGGTATCGTCCTCGTACCATTTGATTACACCGTTTACCACGCGGGGGCTTTGCTCCGCGTTGGGCAGATTGCTCATGTCCATCCCTCCCTTTTTATAAAGAGCATAACAGAAGCGGCGGTGGAAACTCTATCCCACCGCCGCTTTGCTGTTGTCAGTGCCAGGGCGCATCCCCTATGGTGCTTTCCGCATACCCCTGCTGGTAATACAGGGCGTCCTTCTGTGTGGCAGACAGCGCCATGCCGTCGATCAGCGCCAGAATCTTCACCTTCTTGCCGTCGCCGTGGGTCTGGCTGGCCTGCCGGCAGAAGGATACGAAATCACCCCGGTCAATGCCATTGGGCTTGCCGTATTCCTCATAAGCCTTAACGATATATGTCTGGTTGCTCTCGATGTCCACACCCTCGTTCTGCCATTCATAGACCGTCGCGGCCATCTCCGCCTCCTCGCGGGTCTTGCCGCCGATGCTGACCATTTCCTCGATCAGCTGCTGCCGTGTGATAGTTCCTTCGGCAAACGCCTCCCGCTTGTCGGAGTAGTCATACCCGTACTTCTCCTTGAAGGCCCACTTGTCCATGACCTCCTGCGCTTCCTCTCCGCTGTACCCGATATCCTCCAGCTGCTTGCGCATGTCAGCGTCGGACGCGCCGGAATCCTGAATAACGGACTTGATGCCGTCCTGAAGCTGTTTGTCGCTGTACCCCCGCTTCTTCATATCTTCATAGATGTACTGGTACGCCTCCTTGTCCTGCTCCATGGCCATATACAGCAGCTTGTAATACCGGGTGTTGTTGCCCGCGTCCGGCGCAAGCCGCCAGATGGCCCGCTCCATTTCGTACATCATGCGGACATTGCCGCTCTCCTGCGCCACGCTTCGGGCAATGGCCCACACGTCGCGGCCCACATTGGCCACAGAGACGCCGAAGATCTTACTGCCCGCCGTCAGCAGCTGCTTGGCGGCATACAGCGTGGTTTTCTTGCCCTCGTCCTGCGTGCTGCGAATAAACATCTGCGCCGCGTTGATGAAGTCTCCCGCCGCGTCGGCATCCATCCGGCTTACCGTGAAGCCCTGCATCAGCGACTTAATGTCCTTCGCGTAAGGAATCCGCCCCAGTGGGTCGGCATTGTCCCAGAGGTTGCTGCCCAGCAGTACATTCAGGAAAGTGTCCTTCTCCTTGTCGCCGGTAACGCCTGTCAGCTTCTCCAGATACCGCGCCCAGTATCCTTTGTCCTTGTCGTCGTCACGGGCGGCGTCCACAAGGGACTGCACCAGCGCGTTCACCACGTCCGTCACCAGCACGGCCCCGATGGTGCGGGTCATTTTCTTCATGGCGGCACTGCGCTTCGGGATATTCTGCTCAAACCGCCATGCGTCATAGGAGCGCATGAACATGTTCAGCGATTTCAGCGGCTCACCCATAAAGGCCGTGGCCTGCTTGGTCAGGCCGTTGGCGTCCCGCATGATCTGCGTCCGCTGCATGATGCCGTCCACTACCTGAGACTGATCAATGACTTCCGTGAACACCTGCGCCACGCGGGAGAAGAAAGCGTCGCTGCCCTTCTCATAACCACCCTCGTTTACCACCGTCCACTCGCAGGCGTTCCAGATAGCGCCCCATGTCACGGCGTCCGCCTTACCGGCGGCCCAGCCGCTCCAGTCGTTCAGCTTGTCCATCACGCCACCCTCGCCGCCATAGACGTTCTGGACGATGCTGTACCGGCTGCTCTGATCAAAGCCCGCCGTGTCCTTGATGCTGGCAATGGGTGCGTACTTCTTGGCCTTTTCCCAGCCGTTGCCCTCCGTTGCGCCGCCCACAATGCCCTTTGCCATCGTAGACGGGTCGAGGATGGCCGCCGCCCGGATGTAGGCCGTGGGCTGCTGGGCCACCACCCGCAGGTTAAAGCCCACACTGGCACCCTTCACGCCGCCCACCATCTTCTCAATGAATCGGGTGGTGTCGGTACCGGTGCTGCCCATGCCGTTCTGCACGTCCCGCATCAGGTTCCGCCAGTATTTTTGCGCCGCCTCGCCGTACACATCCGTCAGAACGTGCTTCACGTTTTTGCCGGTCAGGTTGCCCTTGGCGTCACGGTAGCGGTAGTTGTACAGCCGGTTGATGTCCTCCATGGGGGCCAACAGCGTGCTGTACTGGATCATGTCACTGGCGTTCTGGGCAAACACGTCATACATGTCCCCCATCTCCAGCGCGTTGCTGGCGTTGGGGGTCAGGGCCTTGGCGCTGCCCATGTTCTTGATCTCGCGGGCCACGTCCGCGCCCTTCTCGGAGTTCTGGGTGGTGCCCTCCTGCGCCGCCTTGATGGGCCAATATTTCCCCTCCGTGAACTTCTGATAGCCGTACACGGTCATGCTGGCCTCGTTGCCCCATTTGGCAAGGTCGCCGCTGGCGATCTTCTGGAAGCCCTCCGCCACCTTCCGCTGTGCATCACTCAGCGTACCGGTGATGGCGGTCAGATCGTCCGCCGTTAGGCGGATGTTCTCCGTGCCGCGCTCAATGGCCGCCTGCTTGCCGTTCTTCTTGATGGCAGGCTGTACCACGCCGCCCACTGTCAGGTGATGCACCGCCTGTTCGCCGCGCCCCACCAGATTGTAGAGGTTCATGATCTGCCCCGTGGTCAGCACCAGCCGCTGGCCATCTTCTCCCACGAAGAACTCATGGCGCTCCTGTCGGTTTTTGTAGACCTCCTTGTCCATGAACTTCTCCGCCGCTGCCTGAATGGTTTTCAGCATGGCGTTCTGCTTGTCCTGCGCGTTACGCAGCGTCCGGTATACCTGCATGCCCGCCTCGCCGTAGGCGTAGAAGAACGTATACGGGTCATAGTAGTCCAGCGCCAGCTTGCGGTTGGCCCGCTTCCGGGAGAAAGTACTATCCCGCAGTGCTTCCGCCAGCTCCTGCACCCCGGCATAGCGCTCAATGGCCAGATTCTTGTTGAAGGTGGACACGCTCTGCTCAATGGCCCGTACCGCCTGCCATACGGTGGTCAGCTCCTCGCTGTTCATGTCGGCAATGCGCTTGTTGCCCAGCGCCATCACCTGATCCAGCAGCCCCGCGCCCTCGCTGCCCAGCAGGTCGGGGTCAATTACCAGCGCCTCGCCGCTCCTGAGAATTTCGTCATAGGCGTTTTTCAGGGCAATAGCCGCCTGTGTCCGCTTGGTGGGGTCGCCGTCGGCGTTATGTACCAGCTTTCCGTTTTCGCCGTAGCTGTATGCGCTCTCCTGATTGATGCTGCCCAGCAGCGCCGCCACGCTCTGCCGCAGCTTCTCCGGAATGTGCTGCTTGTCCGTGGGGGTCAGCAGCTTCCGGGACAGGTCGGCGGTATGCCGTGCGATCTTGGCCCGCAGGGCGGTGGCATTGCGGCGCTCCCGTCCGGCCCTGGTCTGCTCCTGATAGTGCCGCCGCATCCGCTCCACCTGCCGGTCACGGCCCTCGCGGGTCTTAATGAGCATCTGCGTCAGCCGTGCCTTGGCCTCCTGAAGCTCCAGCGCCTGCCGGTCGGCAAAGGTAGGATTGCTCTGCCGCACGTCCTCGCCGATCATGCCGTCGATCAGCAGGTCAGAAAGCTCCGTCACCGCCGCGTCGCGGTAGCCGTCAAAAGGATTCTCATAAATGCGGCCCACATTGTCCAGCACCTCGCTCATCCGCAGCAGCTGGTCGCCGGGGTGAATGATGGTGCTGGGGAAATAGCCCTCGCCGAACATCTCCGTCAGCTCACTGTATGCCACGTCCACGTCAAGGCCGCTCTTGTCGCTGATCTTCAGCATCCTCCGGTTGGCCCTGCGCCAGTCCTTGAAATCCGGAATAGAGCCGTCATCGGTATACCGCAGCGTGACGTTTTTCAGGTGGTCGCGGATAGCCAACAGCTCCCCGCCGCTTTCCGACTGCACCAGCACCCCGTCGATGATCTTCTCCGCCGCCGCACGGGCATGGGGACGCAGGGTGTCCATGGATACGTCGTCGGCCATCAGCGCGTTGCCCAGCGCCGTCATGTCGCCCTCAATGGCGCGGTAGTCGGTGCTGCTGCCGTACTCATTGAGGAACTGCCGCCCCAGCTTCTTCACGTCGCCAGGGCGCACGCTGGGCGTCTCGGTGCGCCGCAGCTCCCCGCGCCACTTGGCCACACGCTCAGTGAGTACCTTGTTCCGGTTCTCCAGCGCCCGCCGCTCCTTCTTCAGCTCCCGCACTTCCTGCTCCAGCTCCGTGGCGGATTTCAGCTGATAGCGAATATTGTTACTTTCTCTGAATTGCTTGACTTCATTCTGGAACTGTGCTAAATTCTTCTTGAGGGATGCATCTGTTATGTCCCCCAGTCCTGCTGACTGGGCTACCTCTGACAGGCTGCTTCTCTCTTTTTTGTTGAAATCCAGCACACGGCCTTCCTTGACAGCGTTACGAATCAGTTCAGCCCAGCCAACGCGCCCGCCATCTTCAAAGAAATTCCGCTCCGCGATGGTCAGGACAACGTGCGGCCGTGTTTCTCGGTTTTCGGGGGAGATCGTTTTTCGGGAATAGAAACTCAGCACGGCATACAGCGGTGCATTGTTGTTTCCATATTCCGGCAGCATCATAATGACCGCCGGATTTCCGTCTTTTGTCTTTGTGGAAATGGTCATGGTCGGCTCGTTGATGCTCATAATGGCCCGCGTCATTTTCTCCACACCCAAATCATGGAAATGGACATTCTCGCCCTTGCGCTGCGTCGGGCGGCCATCCTGAATGGCCTGCTCCTTGCTGACCATGTTTTCATAGGCGTGGTCACGCTGGATATAAATGTCGCCACCGATTCCCAGTTTCTCACTGATATAGCGCGGCATAACGCTGACGGGGATCAGCTGGTTCTGGCGGGTGGCCTTTTCGCTCAACGCATCGTACAGCGCCGTAGAAACCGCCTGTTCGCTGAAATTCTTCAGCTGATACCGGAACCTGCCCAGCTCCGACACCTGCGGCACAGCGCCCGTCTCAAAGAAAGCCTTGATATCGTTCAGCACCTTGCTGCTGTGGGTACCTCTGGGATATTCCGTGCTGGACAGGGTGACGCCATTCGTATCGTCCAGATCAAGAACGACCTCGCCGCGTTCCTTGCTGATGAAATCGGACAGAGTGTCCATCTGTGCCTTTGTGGGCATAACAGACAGGTTGATACCGCCGCTTTCCGGGCTGATACGGATATTGCCCTCGCCCATGAACTGCACCATTGCGCCGCTGTAATCGTCCCCGCCGTAGTCGTCGCCCAGCGCGTCACGAATGTCGCGGTGATCCACGGTGCGGTAGCCGCCGGGGCCGCCCTCGTGTTTTCCGGAGAAGTCCAGCCGCGCACCGTCTGTGGTGATGTACCCCGTCTCAGCCCACTTGTATGTTCTGCCGAAAAATGCTTTTGCGTCCTTGACATGCTGCTTTTTCTCAACATCCGAATAGGCTTTCAGGGAAAACTTCCCGTTGACTTTTTCATCGGAAGTGGATATACTATCAGTAGAAGGTTTTGGCGGTAATACCTCCGAATGCGTTTCCGCAGAGAAGGAGGCTGCGCTGATTACCTTCTTTTTTTGCACATCCAGCAAATCATATAGATAAGATTTCCCATCCGCATCATTGCGGATCAGCAGCGTTCCGCCGTAGACTGTATAGTGGTCTACGGCTTTTTTTGCGTTCAGGATTGGAATAGCAAATTCTGTATCATACCGATACCAGCCGTTCCGTGCGTCCTTGGCATGCTTCGGCTTTACATTTTCCCGCCACTCACCGTTTTCGGCCAGCAATAGCATCTCGTCCAGATTAGTGGCCGCCTGCATTTTCACATCACGCAATTTCGAGAGCATACTTTTTGTATATTCCGAACTGCGATATTCTCCCGGCAAATCCTTGCCGACATATACAGGCTGCGCGTCCATCAGAATCGTGGAAAACGGATGGTCTGTGTTTACCAGCGTTTTCAAATATGCCTCTGCTGCCTTAAAGTCCCGCGTATCATTCTGGGTGTCGATAACGGTCATAAGCCGTCCGTCGATGTTCCTGATCTGATACCGTCCCTCACCGTCGCCCTCGCGGGCGGCGGTTTTTGCTTTCTGGGCTTGTTTTCCCGCCGCGTCATAGGCTTTCTGCCACAGCGCTACACACTGTTCCAGTTCGGCCATGCTCTTGCCGTAGGCATCCTGTGCGGCCCTGTCCTGCGCCGTCTTGCTGCGGAACAGAGACTTCACCTTTGCGATAAAGGCTTTCAGGGCGTCCAGCAGCTTCTTGGCGGCGCTGCGGTTCTCCTTGGCGAAGTCCTCAAATAGATTGCCGTTTTCCATCATGTCGCGGGTGAAGTCGGCGGCGATCTCGTCCATGGCCTCCTCCTGCGTCAGCTTCACGCCCGCTTCCTCGGCCTTGGCCATATACGCCACCACATACGCCGCCGCGCCCTCCTCGCCGGATTCCCGTGCGCGGTAACTCATGGCATGGTCACGGTAGGCGCGATACTCCTCCGGCGCCAGCTCCTGCATGCGGTGCGTCACCTCGTGGGCCGCCACAAAGCCGAAAGCGTTGTCCGCGTCAGCGGCGATCTGAATGAGGTTGCGGCTGGAAATGTACACGCCGTTGGCCTTGCCGCCGGAGATCGTGTCCACCATCTCGATACGCACGCCCAGATTCTTGCCCAGCGTGTTCAGCAGCGCCGCCGTACCGGCCTGATCCTTGGCCATCTTCCGGGCGTGTTCGTTGTCCACAAGGCCGCTTTCGCTGCCTGCGCTGCTCACGAAATCCAGCCCCGCCTTTTCACGGGCAAGACTGGCCGCCGCGTCGGAAAGGCCCGCCTCATAGGCCGCCGTCTGCACGCTCTGGGGCAGTGCGCTGGCCGCCTCGCTCTTCACGTTGGCAGCAGATTCCCGCCGCAGGCCCGCCTGATAGAGAACGGTAAAACCCGCTTGCAGCTTGCCCTTGCTCTCCACGTCGGCGTTCTGCACCTCGGCCCACGCCTTGCCGCCGTTCTCGCCCAGCCCGTTCTGCCACGCCGCAGCCTCCCGGCCTGCGATATAGGCGATCTTCCGCTGGGTCTCGCTGAGATAGCTCAGATCCTCCTGCTGCATCACGGCCTCTTCCTTGGCTCCCGCCTTGCCGTACTCATAGGCGATCCGGTACGCCGAATCATACAGCGCCACGTCCTGCCCCTCGGCATAGGTGCTGCGGAACACCTCCGCCTGCGCCCCGTACTTGTCGGAAGCCTCTGTCAAGGCCGTGTCCTCCGCGCTTTGCTGGTCATCCAGCTGCACCCCGGCCTCCTGCAAGAACTGGCGATACCGCTCCGCTGTCAGCTCATTGCTGTGCTGCACGGCGGTCTGTACCGCCATGTTGCCGCCGCCCATAATGCCACCGGCCAGCGCACCGGCGCCGAAGTCCAGCGCAATGTCCTTGATCGTCTCGCCCACGACCTTCTGCTGTGCTTCCTGATGGCTCATGCCGCCTGCCATGTAGGCATTGATCCGCTGCTCCACGTCGGCCATGTCACCGTTGATCACCTTATCCCACCACAAATTGGCAAGGTCGGTGAACATCTCCTCGCTGCCCTCGATACCGCCCTGAATGGCGGCATTTTTCAGCATTCCGGCCAGCTTCTGCTTTGACGTGCCCGTGGGCAGCTTCATGTGGATCAGGCTTTCCAGACTTACCTTCTCAAAGAAGCTTTCCATCACGCCCGCCGCCACACCGGTGACAATGGCGTGGCTGTCGTCCAGTCCGCGATCCTTTGCCGCCACCATCGCGTCGGTGGCCGCCACGCCGCCCAGCGTGGCCGAAGCGGCAGCAGGCGGAACGCCCAGCGCCGCCAGTGCCGCCGTGGCCGCGCTGTCCAGCATGGACGTACCCACACCATATGCAAACGCGGCCACATCGCCGTGGTCATACTGGAGGTTTTTCGTCACCTCGCCCCGCACACCGCTGGCGTAGGCATAGGGCAGCATGGCCGGGGAATGGTAGTCCGCCGGGGTATCGGGATTCCGAAGCTTTTCCACCGCCGTGTATACCGTGCCAATGCCGCTCAGAAGGTTGGCAGGGACGGACAGCAACGTGCCGCCAATAGGCGACTTCTCGCCCTCATTCCGCGCCATCTCCTGTACCTTGGCGTACCGCTCCGCATTCTTCTCCCGCTTGGGAATATTGCGCTGATAGTTCACCAGCTGGGAAAGCTCGTCCTCCGAGAGACCGGACGCCAACAGTGTCTCCCGCGCAGCAACCTTTCGGTCATAGTCAGCCTGCGCCGCGGCGGCCGGAACACCCTCTGTGCTTGCCAGCACCTCCAGCGCGGCAGTCTGCTCCTCCGTCAGCTTGTCCAGCGCCTCGCGGCCCTTCACGTCGTATTGCAGGCTCTCCGCCTTGTTCAGATCGGCCTTCATGGCGGCATACTGCCGCTCCGCCTCCGTCGTCCGGTTGGCGTCATAGCCGCCGAAAGCATGGATGTTATAGGGCGCTTTCTCCTCCTGCGCCTTTTTTCCGGCCTTTTCCACCTCGGTGCGGTACTTGTCCAGTTCCAGCCCCAAAAGCCGCTGGTACTCCTGCTCAGACAACTCCTGCTGCGCCTTTTCGTCCGCCAGCTCCTTGGCGGTTTTCTGCCGATCTCCGGCAAAGGAGAATCCCCCCAGAAACGTACCGTAGGGAGAGACTACCTGTCTCTCCCGTTTTTTCTGCTGTGTCTCCACCGGCTCCGGCGTAATCACCATGCTGCCGGGGGAATAGAGCTTACTCTTGCTGTCGCCGTATCTGCTGGGGTCAAACCCGGTTTCCGTGCCGCTGTCCACCCTCGTATCCGCAGCGCTGCTCCCGTAGATTTTGCTCTTCTTACTGCCGTATTTACTCGGATCAAATCCCGCCATGTGTTGACCTCCTATGTTAATACAGTTCGTTCATGATCTGTTCCGCTTGGGCGGCGGTGATCTCGCCCCGCTGCACGAACCCGTTCAGCAGATTCGCTGTGCGGCGGGACTGCGCCCCCGCCTTGGCATAGGCCAGCGCCCTGCTGTACGCGGTGGTGTCCTTGTAGGAAGAACTCCCCGTGTTCTTGCTGCCGCCGGAACCGCCGCTGGAACTTCCTCCGCCGCTGCTCTTTGCCGCCGCAGCCGCCTGCGCCTGCGCCGCCTGCTCCTGCTGCCACCGGAACTGCTCCAGCTGCAATTGATACTGCCGGTCGGCATTCTCCTTCTCCAGCTGGTAATTTCTGTCCGTGTTGAACTGGTTCCACTGCTGGAGCCACTGGTTATACCCCCGGTCATAGGCGGTGTCCGCGTTGCCCTGGGCATAGTCACGTTCCGTCAGCCACTGGTTGTAGGCGTCCCGGTACTTGCTGTACTCATCGTCTGCCAGATCACCCAGCATGCCGTACTGCTGCTGCATCCGGTCGCCCTCGTCCTGATACTGCTGATAGGCCATCTGGTACAGCTCCGGCACCACATCATTCAGCTGCTGCAAATAGGCGTCGTACTGCTGCTGGCCCACCGCCTGCCCGTAGGTGCTGGCATAGCCGCCCGTCAGCGCCGCCGCCTGCCCCATGGTGTCCATCATGGCCATCCGGCCCTTTTCGGCGTACTGCTTGGCATACTGCTGGTATAGCTCGTCCTGATTGATGTCATACCGGAACTTGTCCCGGTTCACGATCCGGTCATACAGGTCTTTCAGCTGATCCTCGTAGCTGTTGGCGTAGGTGGGGGCGTTCTTCTGGGCCTCCAGCAGCGCCTTCAATGCCTCCTGATACGCCTGATCCCCCGCCGCGTCATAGGTAAGCGTCGGGGTTTTGGACGTGGTGGTGCGCGTTGTCGGCCGCACCGTGCCTGTGCTGCTGGGCACCGTGCTTTTCCCGGTGGTATTGCCGCTGTTCCCATACAGCGCCCCCTGCGTGTTTTTCCCGGCAACACCGTCAACGGAAAGCCCCATGTCCTTCTGATATTTCTTCACGGCGGCGCTGGTGGACGGGCCGAACTTGCCGTCCGCGCCGCTGCTGCCCACGTCATAGCCCGCGCTCATCAGCGCGTTCTGGAGCTTGCGCACCTCCTCGCCGCTGGAGCCGATGGAAAGCTTGTTATATGTCGCCATTGGTCATCATTCTCCTTCTTCGGAATTTTTCCATTTGCCGATGCAATGGATGTGAACATCGTTGATTATCACGCTGCCGCCGTAGCTTTGCCACACACGGTAGTTCACGGCGGCAGCGGTGACAGCGCATGCCTGCGCGTTCGCGTAAGTGTTGGTCAGGGCATTGGCGGTACAGCAGACCGGCGCAGCGGCAAAAACGCCATCCGGCAGATCCACAGAAGCGTCTTTGATATTGTCCGCACTGAACACGCCGTCCTCCACCTCTTCCAGAGAAACAGCCCCTAAACTGCCGGAGTGCCACCATGCTTCCGAGATCCCGCTTGCCCACTTGCGGTATGTCCAGCTGCCGCTTTCGCCCTGCTCGATCACAACATCTTTCAGGTTGCCCGCCGAAACATTGCCGCGTATCTGCACATTTCCGTTCGCGTGGATATCCCACCACACTGCCAGCACATCATCATACTCAGCGATCTGCCCGAAAGCAGCGCCCGTTCCTCCCGCTTTCAGGTGGAAAGCCACGGATTTGGTGGGAACCATCTGCTCGTATACCGTCTCCGTACCAATGGCGTCCGTTACCTTCAGCCTGACGATGTAGCTCTTATCATCGTTTACCTCCGTGCTGTTGACCAGTTTCGGTATGCCGCCCTGCATGGAAACGTCCGCGCCATAGGAGGAAGCACCGGACTGCTTATATGCGCCTTTCAGCTCCGCGCTGTTCTTGCCATTAAGCCCCGTGTAGTTGATCGTGCCTTTTGCGCACAGGTATCTGCCGTCATTTTTGGGCTGCATCTGGCTGTCGCTGCGGAAAACGGAAATGTCCGTGATCGTGGGCGGCGCGTAGTCCAGCAAAGTGATCGTGTGGTTTTCGGTCGTGCTGAACCCTCTGCTGTCTGTTACTCTCACAATGATAACGGCAGACGTAGCGGAGAGGATTCCCGTCTTGGCCGCATTATCCACCGCCGCCGTTGTAAAGCCGCCGTAGGTCACAGAAAACCCGCTTACCGAAGATCCGTATTTCGGAGATACCTTGGACGCGTCAAATGTGACAACGGCCTTGGAAAAGCCCTTTATCCAGTCCTCAATTCCAGCAGCGGCAGGCACATTCTCTCTCACCACCGTGTACCAGCCGCTTTCCACCTCAGGCAGCGCATCGTCTGGCGGGTACAGGATCAGCGAGACGATATTTGCTCCTCTTTCATTGCCGTTATAGTAGGTCGTGCAGGTGATCGCGCACGGTGTGCCCGCCGATGTGACCTTATCAATAAGACTTGTCGGCGGCGTCCATGTATAGTTCGAGGTCACATTTGTTGCAATTGTTCCCGTCTCGCCGTTACACGCATAGGTAAGCGTATGCCTGTAGCTCGTAGTCTTCCTGTTGGTGTAGATGATAACGCCCGTGCCCAGCTTGGTGGACGCCGCCGAAAGCGTGGGGACAGACGCAGGCTCTGTAGCAGGCGGGACATATGTGCCGATGCTCGTCCGGTAGGACATATCCAGGTCGCCTCTGCTGCCGCCTTGCGGATGTACATTGATGGAAAGATAAATGCTGCTTGCCGTTGTCGCCCCGGATATCGGGAAAGATATCGAGTTCGACCATCGGATAGAGCCTGTGGTGTTGTTCTTCAGCAGCTTCGTCGTACCGTTTACCGTTACTTCGATCCAGTATTCATATGTCCATGTGTGGTCGGGAGCCTGTCCAAAGGAGCCGGAAACCGTCACAGTCCCTGAGTAGTATTCGCTGTCAGACGATAATCTGGAAATATCATCCGATACGCTGATGGTGATGGGAGGCTCAGTCCCCCAAACTGTTGACGCCATTACGTCCCACCTCCGATCCACTTAAATGCAAGGCCGTTACTTCCGTCAATAGCCCAGTTCCCCGCCACCTCCAGACTTCCGGCCGACATTCTGCTTGCCGTCAGCGCATTGTTGGCGAAGTAGGCCACCTCGTTGCCGTTGACGTAGAAAGACAGCTTCTGCGTCGTCCAGATGGACATGTTGTGCGACTTGTCGATGATGTCATATTCCACACCGTTGACGGTCTCTTTCAGTCCCGTCACCGTAATGTCCTGCCCGATGGCAATACCGATCAGGGGCGTAAGGCCGTCATACCCCACAATACCCTGCCGGATATAGCCGTTTGTCGTGGAAATGTAGTGGTCAACGATCTCACTGGTGGCCGTTATGTCTCTTTGGAGCGCTTCTGCCGTCTCTGTGATCTCCGCTTGTACATTCTGCTGGAAGGTTCCGAAGTCGCTGACGGCCACATAGTTGCTCTCAAGTTCGTGGGTGATCCTGTCGATCTCTTGGCGCACGAACTTGGCGTTCTTGATAATCAGGCTTTTCAGCTCGTCCTGCGTCTGGCTGATCTCCTGCTTCGCCTGCTCTGTGAGGGAACCCCCGCCCAATTCCTTGGCGGCAGCGGGGGTAAAATTCTCCACTGTCAGGCTGTTCAGGCTCATGTTTAACTCCTCCACAAGCCTGAACAGGTAGCGCCGCACAGAAACCAGCTCCTCGGCGGACTTCCCCGCCACCATGGGCGGTGTGGACAGATTCACCATTATGCGTCACTCCCCGTTTCCAGTATCTTTGCAAATGAGTATACCCGAACCTCGCCCTCGCCCTCTATCCTCAGCCGGAAGTGGTCGCAGCGCCGGGGCCGCACTGGCAGCAGAAAGCTCTTTGTGCCCACGCCCTCCATGTGGCCGCAGTGATGCCACACGCCGTCGGAATCATACTGGATGGCCATGTCCGCCTTTGCGCCTTTCGGCAGCAGCATCCGCAGATTGAACCGGCTCACATATTTCTGCTCCACTGTGGTATAGCCGATCAGGCCCGTCTCCGCCGCCCACTTCACCGCCGTCTCCGGCGTACCCTGACTGCCATGCAGGGCAAGCAGCTGCTTTGTCTCCGCGTCGATGGCGTACAGCTCCCCGTCCATCTGGGTAAAGCACAGCGCATGCAGATCGTCCTCTCTGTGCCACAGGCCCTTTGCCGTGTCGTAGCAGAACATGTGCCACGCGTTGGCCCCATCCCGCATGGACAGGTAGTACTTTCCGCCGCACCCGCCGCCCACGGCATTGTGATAGCGCACATCTCCCAGCGCCTCTCCCACAGCGGAGGGGAAGCTCCCGTCATAGGCGCATACGCCCTCACGGGCCTTGTAATACAGCACCTCGTTCACCACGCACAGGCTTTTGCCGCTGCCGTTCTGTACGCCGCGTCCCACCGTTTCTGTCACCTGATGGGCGCCCGCAGAGCTTATGGCGATCCGGTGGATCACGTTCTCCTTGAAAAACGTGGGGTAGCCCAGATAGTTGGCCGCACCTGTCCACGCGCCGTCCGAACCCACGGATGCGGCCCACGCGTCGGTGGCGATGCCCAGAAATCGGTTCCAGTTCTTGAAATCGCCCAGTGCGCAGCAGTACAGCTCATTCACGGCCTTGCCGTCCACCATGCCGTACTTGCAGCCCCACACCCGGTTCTGGCTCTCACACACATAGTCCATATCCGGTACGCTGCGTGAGACCGTCACAGTGCCTGTGGTCTGCGTCACCGCCACGTCAACAAGGCCCACCACCACGATGTAGTTGTTCTCCGGATCAACGGCATAGATGGCCTTTGTGCTGTTGAGCGCGTCATACTGCTCCTTTACAGCCGCGCTCTCGCCGGGATAGGCAATCCCGGAAAGCTTCACGCCGTCATACTGCTTGAACCCCATGCCGATACCTGTCGCCTGTATGCGGACATATACCGTGGGAACCGTGGCCCATGTCGCGGAGGAAACGCTATATCTCCGCAAAGAATGGGGCGTCTGCGTGGTATCGAGCCAATACTGGCCGCCCTCCGGCTCTTCCGGCTGCGTGGTAGCAATGTCCTGTATCACGGCGCCGTTCGCGTCGCAGATATCATACCGGACATTGGATTCCGCGCAGGAAACAGCCACCGTGTTTTCCATGTCGCCGAAGTCGCTCATATCCTTGGTGTTGAGATACTTCTTGTCCGGCCAGATCAGCAGATACGCACCCATGCTCACCAGCTGCTTTTCGCCCGCCGTCAGCCTCAGGCCCACGATCTCATAGCCGTTGTAGTAGAGCTTCCCGTTGTCCACATAGGCCAGTGCCTCCTTGGCCAGCATACCGCCCGGTGCGGTCAGCGTAGCGTCCAGAACGCCCCGCCGCTTCCGGCTGGCCAGCATGGGGTAGTAGTCGGAGGTCAGATTCTGCATCTCGTAGAATTCCCCGTCCCCGATCCGCAGGTCATGGTGATAGCCCCGGAACACGTCCGTCACCTGCTGCGCGGTCTTGGTCTCCTCCACGGTGGGAAAATACGGCATACTGCGCCCCTCCTCTCAAAACCGGAAGGCCGCTTCCGCAGGCAGCGGCACATGCGTCCGGTTGTACCAGTTCCAGAACGTCTGATAGGCGTTGTTGTACAGCACCACGCTCTGGTTGTACTTGGCCATTTCCCCGTTCTCCTTGTCGATCTGGGATTGCAGGAAATAGTTGTACACATCCTCGTCATAGGGATACGGCACCAGCAGCACCGTGTCCGGGTCGGCCTCCCCGTAGCCATCGAACTGCGTCAGCGTGCTGCCCTCGTGGGTGGCGATGACCTCCCAGAAGATCATCCCGTCCAGCTTACTGAGCCACCGCACCTTTGTCTCGTGGTCGTACTGGTTGGGCTTCATGCGGTCAACCAGCTCCACCGCTTCATTGATGGTCATCGTCATATCCTCCTTTGAAAAAAGGGGAGCCGCCGCTCCCCTTCCTTGTGTCCTGTTGTTACTGGGGCTGCTTGGCAGCCTCCAGCAGTTCTTCCTTCTTCTGCTCCAGCATCTCCTGTGCCTCAAAGGCCCGGCGAATCTCCTCCGCCACACACTTGGGCACCATGCTTTTCTTGCCCTTGGGCAGCAGGTAGTTGGTGCCGTTCACGCTGACAAAGAAGTTGGGGTCGTCGTTGGACTGTCCGCGGGGGATATATACCTCCACCCGCTCCTCCACAGGCGCGGCTTTCTTTCTGGTTTTCTTCTCCTCTGGCTGGGTGGTGGAAGCGGCAGGATCGACCTGCACGCCGTCAGGGTTCTGCATATTCACGTTATTATCTGCCATGTTGTCCTCCTTACAGTATGAGAGGGGCAGGGCTTTCCCTGCCCCTCATGGGTCGTCAGTTGGCCGTGTCGGTGGCGCTGTAGCTGGATACCGCCATCACGCGCAGCATGCGCTCGGGGTACAGCATCGTGGCGCCGTTGGTCTCGAACTTGTAGCCGATGGTGCTGAACTGGTTCAGCGGGCCGCCGATCTCGCTCTTGTCGTGCACGATCATCTCCGCACCGCCGCCGTCGGGATCGATGATACCGAAGGAATCCTTGCCGAAGGCGTAGCAGGCGTAGGTAGCGCCGTTGGCCTTGTTCTTGTAGTTGTTGCCGGTCAGCACCGGGGCAAACACGTCCTCGATGAAGCGCATGCCGTGCAGCTCGCCGATCTCGCCGTTGAACAGCTCCGTGGTGGCGGCGTACTTGTGGGCCTCCACCCAGTCCTTGCTCTTGCGCAGATCATAGGCTACGCTGGGGTGGATCACCATCGCGTACTTGCCGTGGATGGTGGGCACGCGATCCTTCTTCATCTTGGTCACGGCCTTGGCCACCATGTCGGGGGTCAGCTTGGCCCAGCCGTTGGGGGTGGCGCTGTCGCTGCTGCCGGTGGTGCCGCCTGCCGCCATGGTGGCGCAGCTGGTGGGGGTGGACACGAAGGTGCCGTCCTCGGTCACATTGTCGCAGTACAGCACGTTGGTGTTGGTCAGCAGCGCGTCGCGGATCAGCACCTCCTGGGTCTCCGCCAGAGACGCGCCCATCTCCTCGGTGGCGCCCAGGATCACGTCGTCATAGGCGTGCAGCTCCAGCTGGTCGGACACAGCGGCGAAGGTGCCGTACTGGTCGATGGAAGCGGTCTTGACGCTCATGCCGAACTTCTGGCCGGTGGGGATCACGCCCTCGGTCAGCTTACCGGCACGGGCGAAGGTGTTCCACTTGCGCCATTCCACGGTCTTGCCCCGGCCTCTGGGCAGAGGCTGCTTCTTGGCAAACTGCGCATACACCAGCTCCACACGGGCGTTTTCCAGCAGCTCCGTGTCGTAGAAGGTTTTCAGCTCGCCGCTGAGCGTGTTGGCGCCGGAAAAGGCGGTGGTGGTGCCGTCATAGGCGTTCACATAGTTGCCGGTGGCGTTCACCACAGTGCCCGCGTCGGCAAACAGCTGCAAATTGATGGCAAAGACCATCAGCTTGGTTGCGATAGTTTTCATGTACAATTCTCCTCTCGTCGTCACAGAGGGAGAAGCGCGGCTTACTTGCCGGGATAAATCTTCTGCCCTCTGGCCGCAGCTTCCCTGATCTGGCGCTTCAGCGCCTCACGCTGCTCACGGGAAGCATGGGCATAGTCAAATGTGGTCACAGAGGGAGCCTGTGCCTGCGTCCCGTTCTCCACAGGGCGGGCCTGACCGGATCGGATGGCGTTGGACATCTGCTCCGCCGTCTTCTGCGCTGCCGCCTGCATGGCGGCCTGCTGGATCTCCTTGCGGTGGATGGCGTAGTAGGCGTCCTCCACGCTCAAACCGCTGTTGGGCGAGGTCATGCGGGAAAACACGGGGTTTTTCAGCTCCTCCAGCAGATCAAAGGACGGAAACGTCTTTTTCAGCGCCTCGCCCTGCTGGTGAAGGTTCTCCATGTGAGCGTTGAACGCCTGCTGTGCGGCGGACTGCTCGTTCTGGGCCTGCAAGCGGGCGTTGTCCCGCCGCAGCTGCTCGATCTGCTTCACCGCCGCCACCGACATGCCCATCTCCTCGGCCTTCTCTGTATACAGGGAATCGTCCTCCGAAATGGCCTTTGCCAGCGCCTCCGGGTCTTTGCCGTCCAGCCCGTACTTCCGGGCCACCAGCTCCAGCGCCGGAGAAAGCTTGCTCAGCGTGTCCTCTGCCTGACCGGCGGTCTTGAGCCGCGCCTTGATGACGGACTGCATCTGCTTGTTGTACTCCGGGTCTGCCATGATCTCGTCCCAGCTCATCCGGGCCGGGGCTGCATTGTCTCCCTCGGGTGCGGGATTCTCGGCAGCGGCGTCCTGCTGATCGGTGGGCTGCTGCTCCTGCTGCGCGGTCTCCTGCTTGGGGGCAGGCTGTTCCATGCGCGGCGCAGGGGCTGCTTTGGCCCGTTTCGCCCGTTTTGCCAGCACGCTTTCGGGCACACCCAGCTCCCGCAAGCGCGTCTCCCCGGCGTCGGGAGCATTATCGCCCGTTGTCGCAGCCGTACCCTCGCCGCCGTCGCCGCCCTCGGCGAACAGCTGTAAGCCCAGCCACTTAAAAAGAATGGTCATACAATTTTCCTCCTGAAATTCTGCCGCTTACGACCGGCGAGTCGATGGAGTATGGCGCTGCGGGCAGGACTTGAACCTGCGCACCCTTGTCCGGATAAGCGCTCTTGCCACTGAGCTACCGCAGCATATGGTGCCGGTGTACTAACGCCGCCCACCGGCAGGCGGCCCATAGAAAGGAGGTGAAAAATGAAAGGCAAGTATAGCTTACACCATTGCCCGCAGAAATCTCTATCCCACCACTTACTCAATGATCTCCCGTCTCGTGACCGGAACGTCAAAGCATACTTTTACCTTCCAGCCAAGCGTCATAAACGCCTCTGTTCGGTCGACCACAGCACACCGGAAGCCGCCCCACTTGTCCCAGAACGCCTTCATCTCCTCCGGGGTTCTGGCCGCCGCGCTTTCCTCTTTGTACTGCCTGCACTTTTCCAAATACTCCGTGGAGTAATCCCGGCTAATGAATGCGTCATTCTCCAAGATCCACTTCTCCACGGCCTGTCCGGCCTGCCGCGCCAGCTCCTTCTTGGCCTCTTCCACCGCCTCGGCAGGTGTTCCCGCGCTGATCTCGGCATAGCTACCCAGCGCAATGTCCTTCTCGACGCTCTCCTTTACGCACCTCGCGTTGTACTTTTCCAGTTTCATGTCAAATCACCCGATACGTCAGATTTTCCGGATACCGCTGCTGCAAAACGTCAAAGCCCGCGCATACCGTGTCAAACACCAGCGTCGTCACCGCCTGCATGCCATGCACCGGCGCACAGGCGATGGTGGTGTCGCCCTCCCGGATGTCCAGCACAGGCCGCCGCACTCTCCGCCGGTCTGCGCACAGCTCCGTCACATTGGCCGAGAGCGTATACACCAGTATGCTGGCGGCGGCGCACACCAGATCATGGCCCGCTTCGCCGCTCTGGGCGTGGCCCTTCACCTTCACGATCAGCCGTTTCCGGTCATAGATCACGTCGATCATTTGTCTTTTGCCCTCCCTGTCACGGCCCCGCCGTCCGGCTGGGCGCTGTCATTGCTGCGTGCCCTCGCGTTCTCCACGATGGCAGGCTCCTTCTCTGCATCCGTCTTTTCCGCAGGCACGGCAACAGCACCGCCGCTCACGGGCGCCACACCCATGGTCTGCATGATATCCTGCGACAGGCCCTGCACCATTTCCGGCGCGGCCTTTGCCGCCAGCTGGAGCGCCAGCTGCATGTATTGCGTCAGCTTCTGGAACATGGTGCCGTTCTGGCTCACCTTCTGCATCACGCCATCCTTGCCGTCGAACTCCATCATGTCAAGGCACATCAGCGCCTGATCCGTCAGCTGCGGATTGAAGAATCCCATCTGGAAGAATTGCAGCGCCAGCTCATTCTGGCTCACCTTGGTGTACACGTTCTTCTTCTGGGCGCTGACCTTGATGTCGAACACCGGCAGCCGGTCGCCCATGCCCTCCACCATGGAGAGCTGCGCCTGCGGCTTGAGGTTTTTGTTGGTGTAGGTGATGTACTCCTGCATGCCGTACTGTCCCACAATGCGGAATTTCCGGGGCATGTTGTAGAACTGGCGGATCAGCTCAATGCTCAGGTTCACCAACTCCGTGTACGCCCGATAGGCGGACAGACTGCTGTCCCGGCTCCCCTTGCCGCTGGCCTCCTGCAAGGCGGCGATGGCGCTGGCCGCCGTCACGCCGCTGCTGGTGGAGCCAGTGGCGGTCTCCGTGTTGCCGCTGGTCTCCCGCAGCTCCTGAATGATCCGGTCGAGGTAGCTGACGTACACGCCGTCCAACGGCTGAAACGGAATCTGCCGCAGGCTGTCCTCGCCCAGATTGCCGTTGACGTTGACGATGCTCTTGGTCAGGTCAAGAAACTCCGTCTCATTGATGCCGCCGTCCTGCCGCTTGAAGTACCGGGGCGTAGCGCCCGCCATGGCGTTCTTGACAAAGCTGGTGTTCAGCAGGTCGATGCATGTCTGGGGATTGCGGCAGATATCCACAAAGCCGTAGCCACAGGGGCTGCCCTCGATGGGAAACAGCGCGTCGAACACATAGGGGTACATCCCGTGGTCATAAAGGCCCCGCTGTGCCAATGCCGGATCGTTCTCCGTGGCGAATATCACCTGATCGTTGACGTACTTGACGTACTGCACCGTTTTCCGGCCCTGCACATAGCGGTGGTAGTAGCACTCCACCACCAGCACCTTGCCGTCGGTAGACACCGTGTCGTCATAGAGGAACTTCGCGGTCATGAAGTTCTGACCCTTCAGCTTGCCCTCCAGCGCCGGATACTGCTCCTCCAGCAAATCCCTATCCATCAGCTCCACATGGAAGAGATAGCGGCTGCGCTGGATGTCGGTGATGCCCGGCTCCCAGTACAGGTTCAGCAGGTTTACCTTGCTGATGGTGATATCGCCCAGCCCGTTGAGCTTGCCGGTGTCCCACACCACCTTGTATACGCCTGTGCCGCTCTTGATCTTCTGCCACGCCACGTCGGAATACGTCTTTTCAAACTGGTTCTGCTCCAGCACACAGGGGATGATGGCCGTCAGGATGTGAGCCTCGGCCCGGTCGTCCTCCTCGCGTGGCAGGATGTTGGGCTCGGGGTACGCCTCCATGGCGTCGGCGTGCTTGCTGACGATCACGTTGTGCAGCCACCCCGACGCGCTCTTAAAGCCCTCCTTGGCCATGGTCAGACTGTCGCCGCCCTCCTCGGCGTCGTTGCGCAGCTTCCACCAGTTTTCGCTGGCGATGATGCGGTGCTCCGTCCGCACCTTCCCGGTCTTGTACTTCTGCAAGACCGCCGTTAGCTTCTTCACCTGCTCTGCCCCGATGGCCGCCGCCTGCGGAGCTTCCATTGTCTTGGTTTCTTCCATATGTTCCTCCTATCACCTCTTGAACATATCCAGCGGGTCGCTGAGTATGATCCTCGGTTTCACCGGCACCACCGGCTTGATGGGCCGGGACATGCACATATACCGCACCTCGTCGGCCACATGATCCTCCAGATCGGTGTCCAGATCCTCCGGCTTGGTCTCGGAGTACATCATCAGCGGCATGGTGCGGATGAACGCCTTGCAGCAGTTGAATACATACATCCGGGCATAGCCGTTCTCGTCGAACTGCATCCGGTAGTGCACCTGCATCCAGCCGGGAATACGCTGGTTGTCGCCGGGGGAGAAGTAGATACCGTACCGCATGGCAGTCTCGGCAATGCTCTCACCCCGCGAAGCGTCCCAGATGGCCGGGTCTGCCACACTGTCCACGATCTCCCGTCCCTTGAGCCACGGGTGACTGCGCTCCAGCTCTGCCATGCGGCGGAACTGCTCGTCCGGCGACCACTTCACGCCTTCGTTGGGGGTAGCGGTGCAGCCGTACATCTCCATGATCCGGTACAGCACGCCGTCATAGTCCACGGCCCAGTAGCCCACGGAAAAGGGCTTGCCGTAGCCGAAGTCGTAGCTGCGCATGATGTTCCACCCACGGGGCGGCTCAAAGGGCTCTATCACATGGCACCATCTGTGCTGCTTCCGCAGCTCCTCCACCGTGGTGCCCAAGTCCTTGGCCAGCTTGACCGGCGGATCGGGCCGGAAGTCCTCAAAAAACTGTCCCTCGAAGATATCCCAGCTGCCGTACAGCCACGCTTCCCGCAGCTTGGGCGGCAGATTCTCCAGCTCTGTGATGTAGTCCGGCTGTGTGGCCATCAGCGCCTTGTTGTCGGTGACAAGGGCCTGAATGAAGCTGTAATTCTCCGGCCTTTCCCCGTCCTCGAAGCGTCTGTCCACAAAGAGGCGCTTGAAGTACCCGTGGGCAGGCCCGCCGGGGTTCAGCGTGTAGTAGGTGCGCTTGGGGAAGCCGTTGGTGCCGCGCACACAGGCGTTGATCTTCTTGATCCAGTCCTCTTGCAGCTGCCCCGCCTCGTCCAGAAAGATCACGTCATACTCCGCGCCCTGGTACTGCATTAGGTCGCTGTCCGTGGCGCAGTAGCCGAAGGCCAGCGTGGAGCCGTTGCGGAAGGTGAACACCTTGTCGGACTTGTTGTATCTGGCAATGCCGTGCAGCTCCGGGCGCAGCACGTCAATGTGGTTGTTGGCCAGCTCCCGGTACGTCTTACGGACGATCAGCAGCTTAATGCCGGGATACTCGCAGGCCAGTATTTTGGCCTTGGTGCGCACGGCCCAGCTCTTGCCGCCGCCTCGCGCCCCGCCATAGGCCACATGCCGGTGGTCGTCCCGCAGGAAAGCGTCCTGCTTGTCGCTGACTTGAGACATATCCAGTATCATCGCTTGTACTCCTCCGGCAGTCCCGTGATCTCCAGCGTCTCGCCGCCGCTCTGCTCCTCGCCCTCCGCGCCGATCAGGTCGATCAGCACCTTGGCCGACCGCGCGTCACCGGACATGGCCCCGTCCCACAGCGCCACGATCATGGCCATCTGGTTGTCGATCTCCTCCGCGTCCAGATACCGGCGGGCCAGTTTGTTCCAGCGCCGCTTATCCTCCACGGGGAGAGACAGATACAGGTCAGCCGCTTCCTTCAGGCTTCTTTTTCGGCGCCGCGCAGCCCCGGACGCTTTCCCGCCCAGCCTGCCGTTTTTCGCGGCTTCTTCACGGTTTTGGTCTGATGTAAACTGATGCGGAATAAGGTTTTTCTCATTGGCCACTCGTCACCACCTCTCAATGCACACTGCGTTTTTACCATGTTACCAAACCGCAAGCCGTGTTTTCTATCCCACCACCGCATACGACAAAAGAGGGGCCGCAGCCCCTCCTGTCTCATGGTTCCTCTTCTCTGTATTTTGCGTCCAGCGCGGCGCATATCTCGCAGCGCCAGTAATCGGCGCAGCAGAACAGCTCCATCTGCAAGGCGTAGTCCTGCCGCTTCTGGTAAAAGGTCTGGTTCTGCCCGCCGGGGGTCAGCCCCTCGCACACGATCCTGTCTCTGCCGTTGTCCGTCACATAGTAGGGGCACACCACATACACCTGCCGATAGCTCCCGCTTGCCATGCGCCCCACCTGCCTTTCATTCCTCGGTGTCAAGCGTGTCCTTTTCCCATCGTATTTTCATTTGTGCCGGTTTCTTACAGATCCATCTTCGCCCCGCAATACCTGCAATAGTAGCTTTCACTGGATTCTGCGTTTCCGCATTCACTGCAAGTAACTACGCCGTCATCATGGTGAACCCACCGACCATGCACCACCGACGCCACGTCAGCCGGAAACATATCCGCCAGTGCGCGCTTGGCATCCGTCATGGTAGCCGTGGGCTTTGTCACTTCTATATGGGTCAGCCGCGCAATCGCTACAGACTGGTCAATGTACTTCGCCATCACTCCACCTCCCTAATCTCGTCCTCGCCGAACTCCACGCCGTCATTGATACACTCCAAAACGCTTTCAACAAAAGCCTCATCGGCACAGGCGTTTAGGTATCTGATAACCTCGTTGGCTAATTGCATGATGGTCTGTTTATTGCTCATCCCTTCACCTCCTCAATCCGCCCCGCCAGCCGTTCCAGCTTGTACCGGCGGAAGGTTTCCACCTGCCCCGCGCAGTCGAACAGCATCTTCATCTGGCAAAGCATGATCTCCACGTCGGCAATCTCCTCTGCAATGTGTGTGGCGTTCTCCTGCCCTCTGCCGTTTTTGCAAAGATCCTTTGTCAGCTCGCTCATTTCCTCAATGGCCATCATCACCTGCAGCCCAGCGCCAAAGGCTTCCAGCGCTGCCCGGCAGATTTCGTCACCGTCAGGGCCTTTTTTCTTTGGCGGCGTGTACCCGCAAACCGTGCATGTGCTGGTGTCCGTTTCCGGCTCCCAGCTGCATGGCCCACCGCACACAGGGCATTCCGCCAACGGGCCTTTTAATCCAATCGGATCAGGGTGCCCGGCACCCATTCCGTAGGGCGGGGTGACCTCACCCCGCCGCTGGACATCCGCCAGATTAAACCGCAGCCCCTCATTGGCCTGCCGCAGCGCTTCTATCTCCCGCTGCTGGTTCTCGATCAGGTCAGCGGCGGCCGGAGCCAATACTTTACGACACGGCTCACGGCTTATCTCGTTCATTGGGCAATCTTCTTCGCAGTCTCGCCCCGGTTCTGCACAGCACCGCAGCGCGGTCACAATCTCTTCTCTTGTCATGTCATTTCTCCTCTCACACCGCCACGCAGTCCATCAGCTGCGCCATTGTCGTTATGGTCACGCCGCACCACTCCGGCAGGTTGGCCCGCACCAGAGCGGACGCCACCGGCGGACACACCGCATTGCCGCACCGCGCCACCTGTGCGCTCTTTTTGTATTCGTGGCTCTCATAATCGCGGTCAATGATGTAGTCCGGTGGGAATCCCATAGCGTTGTACAGTTCACGGGGCGACAGCATCCGCAGCCCAATGTCTGCGATGTAGTACAGGCCGCCGCCGATCTCCAGCAGCAACACATCATCATCCGCCAGCGCATAGCCGCAGAATTCATTCAGCAGGGCGCGAATCTCGGGCCAGTGGCCCAGATCGTCACCGCTGCGCATCTTTGCCAGATACGCCTTGCACACGGCGAATGTCCCTCCGCTGCACGCCCGCTCTTTCCCAGCACTGGCCGTCACTGTCTGCAAAGGTTCCGAAAGCGGCGTTCCCACATTGTCGCCCTTGAACTTCACCACATGAGCGGCACATACCGCATTGTGGTCAATGGCCGTCACCGTCGGCAAAGGCTCGCCCACCTTTTCGCCGACCACGCCGCCGTAATACTTGGCAATGTGGGCGGCAACCACCGCCTCACGGTCGTGGCTGGTAACGGTGTGCATGGGGTCTTGCACATCCAGCGGCCTGCCGCCGGTGTAATACTCCACCAGATTGGCGCAGGTCAGGCCGTAGCGGTTGGAGGCATCCACAGTGTTTATGGGCGCTCCCAGTCCGGAAGCACGGACATGCTCCGTCTGCTCCGTGTGGTATTGGATCAGGGCCGGGGCCACCAGGCAGGCTTCTTGCTTCGATACCGTTGTAGGAACAGGCTCCCGTATATCTCTGATCCTGTCCCCGCCGCCGGTCTGTCCAATGCTCACAAGGCTCGGCGTCACCAGCATCTGATTTCCCGCAGTTGTCACGGTATGTACCGGCTCTCCCACCGTTGCCCCCACGCTGTTGCTGGTGTTGGTCACTGTCACAGG